GTTAGAGAAATATGTTGAAAAGAATGAACGATACAAACATTTTGTTAATGAAGAGACAGAACGTTCTGAAATGAAGGTAATAGAAATCAATGAAGAGTTAAAGAATAGAGAAGAGTTTCGTAAACGGTTAAAAGTTCACAAGTAAATATTTAGTTATCATTATTAAAATAATAACTACATATAGTAGAATGTATGAGGTGGGATTCGAACCCACGAAGCATAGCATAGGATCTTAAGACCTACCCCTTTGACCGCTCGGGAACTCATACTGTTAGTATCCGCCTGATACTATATCACGATTTCATTTATTGCTTCAATGCTTTTTTTGATTTTCGTTTTTTGGATTCTTTTACATCTGGTTTCACATCTGGAATTTTGAGACTTTCACAGATTGGTTCGTCTACTAATTCAGGTTTAGATTCAACAGATGATTGAGAGAGATCTGAATCTGAGTTATCACCCATTTCAACTTGTTTTTCTGGTGAGACAACATCAGCCTTCTTCATCTTCTTTCTTTCATAATATTCTTTTGATTTCATTCGTTTGTATTCTAGAAATTTAGGATCTGCTTCTTTACGAACTTGATAATATTTTTTTCGTTGTTCATTGATCTTTTCACGATTAGCCATTCTATATTTTTGGTTAGAGGTCATTGGTTTCACTTCTTCCACTATACTTTCCATTATATTATTTAGTAGTTATGTCTTTAAGTCTTTTTAACTACATTAACATGACATGGTACTTGGAAACCATCTATTCCTCCCTTTTCATCCTCGCTTGTTATACTCTCAGTATGTTTAATTACATCGATTTCTTTTCTCAATGCGGGATCTTCTGACCTGAAGAAATGTTTTAAAATATATTCATTCTTTTTAAAATCAATATGGTGATTTAGGTCATCGAACATGTCAATAAACACCGCTACATCATCATGAAGTATTCCTGATCTAAATTTAGATGCATTAATAAAGTGTCCTAATGCTAAACAGTACCAACCACATGCATTATTCATTAAACTTTGTACGTCTTTCATTGTATGAGGTAATCCAGTCTTTCCTGTTGTATTTTTAACGACTTTTTTAATAATTTCTGGTGGTGATGCTCCATATGGATCAAAAAAGATAGATTCTGTTGAACCATTACCATGTTGTGTAACTTGTACAAAAGTCCAATGTGTACCAGAGTTTTCATGACCATCTTCATCGTGACTATCTTCTAAATTAACAATATAGGCTTTATTAAATTCTAATTTTTCAGGTAATTCATCTTTGAAACAAACAGAACCCATAGGTATATTCATTCGTTTTGCTAGTTCATATATTTGTGAATCAGTAAGTGACATTTATTATTATTTATACTATTCTTTCCTTTAAATTCTTTTCATTAATTTTCCCTGTAAATAATCTATACCTTCGTCTCCGTGTGCTCTAGCATATTTACGAATATCATTTTTAATATTTCCACCACGAATACCAAGACCAAGACCACAACCAATACCTCTACCTGCATACAAACCAGAACCAAGACCATGCTCTTCTGAATCTTCATGACCACCTTGTTCATAATGTTGGTATTGTGGAGGAAGAAAGTGTTGCATTTGAAAGTTAGCACTGAATGGTTGTGAGATTAGTGCTGGTGGTACAAATGTATGCATCATACCACCGTTAAGGCCAATGCTTCCATGTTCCATAACAGATCCACCTTTAATATACATTCTTGATCGTGGTGGAATTTCATTATCATTATCATCGTCACCTCCAAGAGTAGAACCTAATGCTTTACGTGCATTAATACCCATTTTAGACATACTAGCCTGTTTTGCCATTTGCATAGCATTGTCGATACCAGCACGTCCCATATAATCGTAATTTTTTTGTAAATGTTTATTTAATGAACTTGCTAGTTTAGATCTATCAACAGCATCTTTAACAGACCGTTTTGCTTTTCGGAATAATCCCTGACCTTCAGCACCACGAGATTGTGGTTCTTGTAGTTTAGATGGTTCTGATGGGGATGGGATCATAGAAGCACTAGTTGATGGGTCAGACATTTCATTATGTTGTAATTCTTCTTGTGATAATTCTAATTCTAACCCTTTATTTTTTCCAAAGGCTCTTGATACTCTATTGTATGTAGTAGGATGTACAATAATATTGAATCCTGTTCCTTTCTTTACTCTTACTTTTTGACCCTTACGTAGTTTTCTTAACTGTGCTGGGCTTGCGTCGATACTAATTGTGTGCATATATATATTTAAGAATTTATCTTTTTAAATATATATCATTATCTAATAATTAAGTTGAATTTCGTATTAATAATAATACCGAATAATTTAATAATACGGTTTAAAGCACCTAGTCTTTTTCGATTATACTCTTGCGCCAGTGAGTGCATCGATCTGTATCTCAACACCGTATTCAACAAACACATACATGTCAATTGCTTTAGATGAAAGATTTTGTCCGAGGATTTGTACAGATTTAGGGACACTCATTTCAACAGGCAACATGCGTTCAACATTTACGTAGTAATAGCAATATTCCATATCGAATGATTGACGACTGATAAGACCTGAAGTAATACCATCAGTAAGACCTCCGTTAACAGCATTTTGTCCATAAAGTTGGTTGTTAAATTGTTCGTAACTGTATTTCTGTGTGTTATAGATGGCGTTCTGTCCACTAATCTGTACGTTAAAGTTAGTAAGATGGCAAAGAGGACTAGTTGGACCAGATCCAGCAGGATCAAAAGGACTTTGAAATACAGGGATACCATTAATGAAACCAGTATTGGTATTGTTGGAATGACCAAAACGAGTTGCCAATGCAGTTCCAGCAGATGAAGCCGATGAGAAATATGGCAAAATTAGCACGGACTTAATATTTGCGATGCCATTAGTTACTAAATTATTGAACATTTGTCCAGCAGGTGTATTAATAACTTGGTATTGGTATACATCAGTATATTTAATTTGTTTAACACTGTTGGAAAGATATGCTTGTTCAAAAGTTGGATTAAAAGTCATTGCAGGAACGTATAAATATACAGATTTAGAAAGAGCACCAGAACCAACAGCACCTATTGATGTAAGGGTTTGATCTAAACATACAGCACCAACAGAAATGTTTGCAATATATGTGTATAAAACTTGATGAGCACCGTTATCATTGAGAGATGTTAATGTAGTTGTAGGAACATTTAATGGGTTTGCACCATTGTTTGTAATACCAGAAGCAATCATAATAGGATTTACACCTCCTAATGGATTTGAGATGCTTGTGCATTGGAAACCAGTAGAAACATATGCAGCAGCGGTAGTTGCAGCAACTGTCACATCACGGGATACTTTAATAGTTGATGATGTGTTATTTAAATTTAATGTTAATTTCATAAATACACCTTTTAGTAAAGGACACATATTAAAGAATGAATGAATATGTTTTAAATAAATAGTTGCTACAATGTTCATTTGAATAACTCCAGCAGTTTGTGTAGCATTTAATGTTGTGGCAGATCCAATAGTTAAATAAGATTCATTTTGTTTCTTTACGATATATGACTTCCAAAGAAGATTCATGTTTCCAGCTGTGAGTAAATCACCATATGTTTCATTACTAATACCAGTAGGTACATCAGTAGCAGTACATGCTCCTGTTAATCCTAATGTATCAAAGTTAATAAGTTGTTGACGTCTTAAAAACCCGTCATTACCAGTCATTGAACCAAAACTATTTAAACCTCCCGCTACAATATTCGATGATATGAAATTTGTAGTATTTACAACACCTTGACCAGAAAATGTATCACTTGCGGTTGAGATTGCATCACCCGCAGCAGTTGCAGCAGCCGCTTGATAAAAACCCCATGTAATAGGGTCATCAGGAAAGAACCCAATAGTTGCTCCTTGAGTAGAAACGTCATTTAATGATAAACTAGTCATTAATTTGAATGAGTTCCACATGTTAATATAAGGAGTCTGTTGTACGATAGTTGTTCCGTTGTAATCCAACGTAAAACTATGAATGATTTGTCCAAACCAGTTTTTTAGACCGATGGAGTAATCTAATGATTTACCAGCAGTTGTTGGGGTCATTAGGGCTAATTGTCTTGCAGTTGCTTCGACGTTACCAGTTAAAACTGGTACAGCTCCAGTCCCGAAAGACAGTAACATTGGAACGCTGAGGTATGCTTCACGATACGACATATATTTATTTGAATTCGATAACTGTGATGTATCGATAATTGATTGATTGTTATTGTAATTTTGATTTTGATTGTCTAAAATGTTAATCCAGTCCTTACGGACGAAAACATTTGGAGTCCCTTCTACTTCTTGGGATAAGTCGAAAACTAATTTGTCACACATTATACATTATATCATAATATTCGTTTAAATGCTTTTATATTGTATGTGTTACATATAATATAAAAAATAGAAATTTAGAAGGACATTGTGATGTTTTTCTTTTTAACATGTAATTTTGGCTCAATATTTAATTTTGATAATTTACTTGATAATGATTTTAATCCTGAACCAGATGAGTCCATTCCACTACGTGCATATGGATTAATACCTGTAGTTGCAATATAATCATCCATATCAGAGTATGAGCTTGCATTACCTCCACCCGCTGTTCTTAATAATACAGATCCCATTCCTTGTCCATATAATCTTTTAGTATGCGAAGTCATTTTGGAATTTGAGAACGGTAATTTTATGTGTCTCGTTGTGCTATATACCATATTAATATATATATAATCATCCTTTTAAATATATATATATATCTTTCAGATGAAATCACATTTCAGTTTTTCTTTAATGATTGTATTACGTAACTTAAACGTAGCCCTGATTATAGCGTCAATATGATTAATTTTTAAATTAATAAACTTTTCATGTTTCATTTCTGTATCATTTTTAAGATCATTGAATAATTTTGTTTTTTCATTATTTAAAGTAGTGTATAAATTCACTAAATAGTTTTCATCCAATTGTGACATTCTCTTATTATATACAGTATATATATCTTTAAGTAAATTTATTAAAAATTAAACCAAAAAATCCAAATATTTTATTGTTTTTGAAACTTAGTCTTATATTATTCTTATATAGATACTTTTTAAAATTTAACTTTTTTTGGATATATTGGATATATTTTATTATTTAGAAGTTAAAAATCCCTCATTTGCATCCCTGATTGTGAGAAGAATAGTCATATTAGGATCGCTAATTTGTAATGGTCTTAGATCAGTACCAAGAAGGGTTAATCTTAATTCATTATAAGTTCCGTTGATAAATTTATTCCACATGAAGTTAGGAGGTTTTTCATCTATTGATTCACCTGCTGCAACTGATGGATTAACAGAATAAATAATTCCTGACGGTTGAGAGTAAGGATTGTTTATACCAGAAAGATTAAATATAACATTACTATTAGGTTGGACTTGTGGTGATGTATTTGAAAGATATGATAAAGTTCCTGCTGAATTTTTAGATTCATAATTATTATTTACAGAAGAGGTTGCTGGTGTATAAGCATTAGAAACATTTGCATTTGTAGCAAACCCCGCACCATATCCAATGATAATATTGAATGCTGATGGTATTGTGACTACTGGATTTTGTGTGGTAGTTGGCCATGACTGACCTACTGGTAAAGTAAAACCGGCTGTTGTTGCTGTTGCGGATGTTGGAACTAAATATGTATTGATTTGTACGGCATATCTTGTTGGGTTAACACTAATTTCCCATGGATATACATACTGACTAGATGAGTTTACCCAGTATGTTAAATTTTGAATCATTATATACTGAAAATATGAATTTAAATCTGATATTTCATATATACCATTTGGAATTGTAATAGTATATGTAGTTGTTGTTGCGTTAGCGGTCCATGTGTAGGTTAAAGTATTATTTGAGTAAATAGCATCAATGTTATTCCATGAATAGAACATGCTTACACTGGATACGGCGACATATTTGTCTGTGAGATTGATACTATTGGGGAATTTATAAACTAATTTATTATTTCCACCATCTTGTACAATATTATTTTGATTTAATACAATTATAAACATTATTATTGTATTAAATTAATTACTGTTTATATATTTTAATTTCATTAGATTCGTTTGATACCATACATGTGTTTCGGTAATCTAATGTTATTGTATTTTTCTACTGTAGTTTTATTAAATTTTCTATTATCCTCTAATCCTTTCATTTTATCATATGAAAATTTATGAGGAGTTCTAAATCCTGACCCATGTGAATCAAGATGTAAATTTAATGGAACTTGAGACCCACCAAAAAAGAATGATGGTTGGTTTGAATCCATTTGGTATAGTTCACTATTTGGGTGTTCTACTTTTGGGTGATAATTATAAATACCTGATGTTGACATTATACATTATATGTCATCTACTCTTTAATTAATATCCAAGTTCTAATAATTCCTGCATTACTTCTGTTGCTTCACGTTTAGGAATAGTTCCATTTTTTGATAATTTAATAATTAATAATTTAAATTTCTTGATTAATTCTTTACTGTCATTACCAGCCATAATCTCACCTTTACATACTTCAAATTCATGAATGTCTTTTTCTAATTTATCTTTAGATGGTGTTGGGATGCTAATTTTATCGGCAAATTCCGCACGTTTTGATACCTTATATAAATAGTCTTTTTCATCTTCAGTCAATTTACTCATATCATTCCACGAAGGCACACCACCACCGATAATAGTTTTTACAATACTTGCCATATGTGGTGATACTGTTCGTGATGGATATTCACGTACATTAGTTCCTGACTTAGATCTAATTGATAATACATTACCATGATTTAGTTTGTGACTATTTACAAAATATTTTCCAAAAGGATGATATTTTTTAGCTGGTTGAATTCCTTTAGCATGATCAATATTATCTTTAAAAGCAATTCCTGAACCTTTAGGGCGTCCACGTCTTTTTTTAAGTCCTGAACCTGTTGGTTTAAACATTAATTGTTTTATTTGTTTAGCTTTTTGTTCTAATCTGTATATTCTCATATCAATTCTATTAGCTTCTTCATCATAAAGTCGTTGTGCAACTGGGTTATTTACTGGTCTAGCTCCTAATTGAGAAACCTCATAATCCGTATCTTGCAATTCTCTTTCAATACGAAGTAATTCATCCTCATATGATTGATTTAAATTTATTGATATATCTTTTTTAGGAGGTAAAGGTGGTGATGTGATACTACTAAAATTATATCCACCAGCGTCATTAATTTGTTTTGATAACCGTTTCATTTCTTTTTTAAGTTCATCTAAATCATTACGCAGGTCAGATTCTTCCTTGATTGTTAATGATACTGTATTTAGTTCTTTTTCAATTGCCCTTTTATCATCATTATATTGTTTCATTTGTTCCATCATTGATTGAACTGTATTTGATATTTGCTGTTGAGATTGTTGTGGTTGTTGTGGTTGTTGTGGTTGTGATGTTAATTCATCTAATGTTTTCTTTCCTAATGGTAAACGTTTTGGTGTTGATATTGTAGGGTTCAAATCAACTAAATCATTAACTGTTTGTATATCACCTGTATCAGTTCTAAAAATAGAATTTAA